GGCAGGCACCCTCGTCCACGCCCTCGCCATCCTCGACGACGACCGCGGCCTCTCGCACGCGGAGAAGGCCCTTCACGTCCGGCTCTTCGCGGAGGCGAGGCGTTGATCGTCCGCCTCCTCGAGGCCCTCCTCGACACCGACGCGCCTCTCTGGCGCCCGACCGACGCCGGCTAGGGCGTGTAAACGGCCCCGTCCACCTCCCACGCGGAGGAGGGCGGGGCCTCTTTGGGTCGAAACACAACCCTAGGGTGGTGTTTCACCTCTTTTCGCCATGCGGCTTCTAAAGTCTCTCTCTCCTTGAAGCCGGATAGGCAAAACAGCGTGAAACCCCACCTTTGGGTTGCTTCCCGGCCGAAACGGCCCGTGAGCACCGTCGGCGGCCCTCACAGACGTCCACGGCATGACCTCGCCCTCCGCCCCCACCCGTCCCGCGTTCGGCCCCTACAGCGGCCCCCGTGCCTACTCCGTGACCGTGTGCCCCGTCTGCCTCGACTGGCAACTCGAGTTCCCCCACGAGGCCGGCATCCATCCCGTCGTCTTCGCGGTCCAGTCCGCGCACTTCGCGGAGTGCCCCCTCGTCCCGCGCCGCGCCGTCGACAGTCCCGGCACCCGTCGCAACGCAGCGGCCATCCGGCTCCTCGCGTGGCTCAACCGCAACCTCTCGCGATGAGGCACCCGTGCGAGTCCCCGTCGAACGTCGAGAATGCCGGCCTCGTCGTCGAGGAGGCCCGTGAGGCCGCCCTCCGCCTCTCGCCGGCCGCCCTAGGTGAGATCCTCCGCGAGGAGGCCCGCTCGCAGCGTGAGGGCCGCGCCTACTTCGCGCCCGTCGTCGGCGAGTATGGCTTCGTCGAGCACTACGCCCGCGACGCCATCGCGTCCGCGTTCGAGGATCTCGCGAGTCGGCTCGAGGATCTCTGATGCCATCCACTCCAATCCCCGAGCCCGCGTGGGGCGGCTGGTCCGTCGTGTCCGCCGAGGGCGGCCGTGGCCGCGTCGCCATCCACGTCGGCCCGCTCCCCGGTCGCAAGTCCATCGCCGTCTACACGGTCACGACCCTCGCCGAGGGCGGCGCCGTCATCCGCGTCCACGCCTACTGTCGCTCCGTCGATGAAGGGCAGGCCCTCCTCGCGGCCCTTGACCGGCTCGCTCGAGCCTGACCACCTAGGCCCCGTCCTCTCCTCGAGGGCGGGGCCTTCGTCGTTTACACGGGCCGTCGGTTTGACACCGAGACCTTCTCGGTCCCATACTCAAGCCATGACCTCATCGCGCTACTCCACCGCCCCCGGCCAGATCGACCTCTCCGTCGCCAAGATGGCGCAGACTGAGGCCCTCATCACCCGCGCCCTCGACAACGGCAACCCCGCCGAGGCGGCCATGCATCGCCGCACGATGGACGCCGACCTCGTCCGCCACGCCGCCCTCACGATTGGAGTCTGACCATGAGCAACCGCTACTCCCTTATCTTCAACCTCGGGACCACCGACGACTACGCCGCCCTCGAGGCCGTCACCGACGTCGCCCGCATGGTAGATGGGACGTGTCTCGTCGAGCGGGCACTCCATACTCGCCTCTCCGAGTTCGTCTTCGAGGGCCGCGTCACCTTCCTCGCCGCGGGCAACGGCGAGGCCGCGGATCTCGCCCGTCGCACGGAGACGCTCCCCGGCCTCCCGCCGATGGACGCCGTCGCGTGGCGCCTCGTCAAGGCCGACGTATGAGCGCCCCGCGAGTCACCTCGACCGTCGGCGGCTTCCGCTTCGAGCGGCCCTACACGGGCGCCATCGAGTGGCGCGTCTTCGACGCCGCGACCGACGTCCGCCTCGGCACCGTGAGGCCCAACGGTTCCCGCCTCCGTAGCAGGGCGTGGACGTGGAGTAAGCCCGACGGCACCGAGGGCCGCGCCTCCTCCCGCGGATCGGCCGCGGAGGCCCTTGCCCGCTAGACCGCCCCTTCCGAGCACGCTGACGGCCTCTCCCACCACGGGAGGGGCCGTCTGTCATTTCCCCCGCGCAAGACCTTCCACGGCGGGTTTGACGTATGCTCGCCGCATGACCGATCTCGCCTATGCGCGCATCAGCCTCGACACCATCGTCTCAGGCTCCATCACGAAGCAACGCGCACGGCTCCTGAAGGCGTCCGACGGCGACCCCGTCTTCTATGTCGACGAGTCGGTCTCCGGCTCCAAGGTCCCGTTCGCTGATCGCCCCGAGGGCGGCCGGCTCCTCGCCGACCTTCGCAAGGGCGACCGGGTCCTCGTCACGAAGATCGACCGCGCGGCCCGCAACGTCCGCGACCTCCTCGGCCTCGTCGAGCGTATCGAGGCCGCGGGCGCGTCCATCGTCTTCGTCGACCAGAACATCGACACCGCGGGGCCGATGGGTCGCTTCATCCTCGTCCTCCTCGCGGCCATCGCCCAACTCGAGGCGGACATCATCGCCGAGCGTCGTCGAGAGTCCCTCGCGTCCTTCCGCGTCGAGGGCCGTCATGCTGTCGGCTCCGCGCCCTACGGCCTCGAGAGTGTCCCCCGCGAGGACGGTCGCGGCCTAGTCCTCCGTCCGCATCCCGTCGAGGCTCCGGCCCTCCGTGACGCGGTCTCGAGGTTGATGGCCGGCGCGACGCTGACCTCGCTCGCCAAGGATCTCGGCGTCCTCGACACCCGCCTTCACCGCGTCCTCCGCAACGACCGCCTCGCCGGCATCCTCGAGCAGACCGTCACCGGCCCTCGGATCGACCCCGGCATGGCTGTCTTCACCCTCGGCGAGTGGGACGCCCTACAGCGCCACATGGCCCGCCCGGTCAAGGCGTGGGCGCGTGACACCGGCATCGGCGAGGCCCTCGAGTGTGCGACGTGTGGCGACCGGCTCTATCGGCAGGCCGCCGCCAACCCGGCGCACGCGACGTACCGCTGTCGCGGGAAGCGCCACTCGGCCGGCTCCCCCGCGGCGGCTGTCATCGCGGCCAACGCTGAGGCCCGCGTCGAGGCCCTCTTCCTCGAGTCCTTCGGCGCCCTGCCCGTGACCGAGACCGTGACCGAGCAGGACGACGCCGGCCGGCTCGAGCGCATCATCCGCGCCCGTATGGCCGTGGACGCCGCGAGGGCAGGGCAGGACGCCGCCGTGACGGACGAGGAGGAGGAGAACGCAGACGCGGCCTACCGCGCCGCACGCCGCGCTCTACGGGCCGCGGAGGAGACCGAGCCCTCTTCCTTCTCCTACGTCCGCGACACGGGTGAGACCTACGCCGACCTCTACGCTCGAGCCGGCGCCGACCGTGTCGCCGCCCTCGCCCTCGCCGGCCGATGGGTCGTGCGCCCCGGCCGCGTCCCGCTCGAGGAGAAGGTCACTCTCGTCCGAGATCCGGCAAACTCATCCGTGTAAACGTGAGCAAACGGCCGATGGTCACAGACGTATCTAGTAGGCCCCCATCGCGCCCGCTCGCCTCTCTGTAGGTGGCCGCATGGTGGGCCGCCCTCTTGCCCGTTCCGCTCCCTCGTCGGCCCACACTCTCGCGCGCTACCCGCGAGACAGGCTCGAGGTAGAGCGTCGCAGCGGGCAGCCTCGCCCCTCGTCCCCGTGCTACTCCTCACGGCGCGATGAGGGGCGAGGCCCCATCCCCCGCCGAGGAGGTTACCCCCGTCATGGCATGGTCACCCGGCATATCCCCCCGTGCCCTCCGGCTACCCCCCGACTGGCCTGCCCGTCGTCTCCGTGTCCTACGTCGAGACCGCTACCAATGTCAGGCCCGCACCATCACTCGCGCCCGCTGTCTCAAGCCGGCCAATCAGTGCGACCACATCGTCCCCGGCGACGACCATCGCGAGTCCAATCTTCAGGCGTTGTGCGTCGACTGTCACCGCAAGAAGACAGCGACCGAGGCGACCGCGGCTCGAGCCTTGAAGTCCCGCCGCCTTCCGCCCGAGCGTCATCCCGGTCTCGCCTAATCTGTCTCATCTTCCGAGACGATCCGACCCCCCTCCCCCCCGGTCGCCCCCCTCTCCGAAGGGCATAGCGTCTCACCCCGCGTACGGGCATAGGGATCACAAGGGCACAAGCGCCAATCGACCCCATTAGCCCGTTTACACGCCTCGAGGAGGCCCCCGATGGCCCGAGGCACGATGCACGCGAAGAAGGAGAATGGGCGCAACCGCAACGGGACGCCGCACTCCTCCTCGCACTACCTCCGCACGGGCAAGGTCCACGGCCCCACCCTCGAGGAGGCCACCCTCAAGGAGGATTGGGCGCCCTTCGTCCGTCACTGGTGGCAGACGTGGCGCGAGGCCCCGCAGGCCGTCGCCTTCGAGGCGACTGACTGGCTCCGCCTCGCCCTCCTCGCCCCGTTCTACGAAGCACAGATCGAGCGGCCGTCGGCCGCCGCCCTCTCCGAGATCCGCATGAACGAGGAGCGCCTCGGCGCCACCGTCGTCGACCGGATGAGGGCGCGCATGACCATCGAGGCCCGCGAAGACGACGGCGACACGCCGCTCGCCGCGGTCACTCCCATCGGGCGCAAGCGCGCCGACGTCTGACCTCGAGGAGTCCTCGGCGCCCGACGCTGAGAGGACTCCCCCATGCCCTTCGACGGGCTCACGCGCGACGTCGCGGCCTCGGCCGCCCCCATGGTCGCCATCACCTCGCTCGACACCTTCCCCGCGTCGCAGGCCACTCTCGGGTGGGGCGTCGCGGACTTCATCGAGGGCTACCTCCTACAGCCCGACGGCGACAACGCCGGCGACCCCTTCCGCCTGACCGACGAGCAACTCCGGTTCCTCCTGTGGCTCTACGCGGTCGACGAGCGTGGCCGCTTCACCGCGCGCCGTGCCGTCCTCCGCCGTGCGAAGGGTTGGGGCAAGTCGCCCTTCCTCGCCGCGGTCGCCCTCGCGGAACTTCTCGGGCCGGTGCGCTTCGACTTCTTCGACGGCGAGACCGGCGAGGCCGTCGGCAAGCGCCACCCGATGCCGTGGGTCGTCATCGCGGGCGTCTCCGAGACGCAGACCGAGAACACGATGAGCGCCATCCGCGCGATGTCCGAGGACTCGGCCCTCGTCGACGACTTCGGCCTCGACATCGGTCTCACTCGAATCCTCGTCCCCGGTGGCGGGAAACTCCATCCGATCACCGCGTCGTCGTCCTCGCAGGAGGGCGCCCGTCCGTCGTTCGCCATCATGGACGAGACGCACCACTGGACGAAGTCCAATGGCGGCTGGGCTCTCGCCAAGGTCATCCGACGCAACCTCGCGAAGAGCCGCGACGGCTCCGCTCGAGGCATCGAGACGACCAACGCCCACGAGCCCGGACAGGAGTCCGTCGCCGAGGGCTCCTTCAAGGCATGGCGGGCCGCCGTCGAGGGCCGCGCGACCGGCTCCGGGCTTCTCTATGACACCCGCGAGGCCCCTCTCACCTTCGACCTCACCGACGAGGCCGCCCTCATCGAGGGCCTCCGGTGCGCGTACGGCGACGCGACGTGGCTCGACCTCGAGCGCATCCTCGGCGAGATCTATGACCTCGACACGCCTCCCGAGGAGGCCCGTCGCTTCTACCTCAATCAGATCGTCGCCGCGGCCGACTCATGGATCGCGCCGGCTGTCCTCGGCGTCAACGCCGCGCCGGCCGGCAAGCCTCTCGCCCCCGGCGACGAGGTCGCCCTCGGCTTCGACGGCGCCCTCACCGACGACTCCACCATCCTCGTCGCCGTCCGCATCACCGACGGCGCCCCGTTCGTCCTCGGCGCGTGGGAACGCCCCGAGGGCGCGAAGGGCCAAGGCTGGGAGGTCGACAAGAGCGCCGTCCGCGGCGTCGTCGACTACGCGCACGCCACCTACTCCGTCGCCGCCTTCTTCTCCGACGTCGCCTATTGGGAGACGGACGTGGACGCATGGCGTGACGAGTACGGCGAGACCTACCGCGTCAAGGCCACGACCCGCCACGCCGTCGCGTGGGATATGCGAGGCCATCAGCAAGACACCGTCCGCGGCGTCGAGGCTCTGCACCGCGCCATCACCGACGGCGAGACCCCGCTGATCGCGCACCGTCTCCCCGATGGCCGCGACGGCCTCGCCATCTTGACGACGCACACCCTCAACGCTCGACGCCGCCCGAACCGATGGGGAATCTCCTTCGGCAAGGAGACGCGCGAGTCGACCCTCAAGGTCGACGCGCTCGCGGCGTGGATTCTCGCCCGCATGGCCCGTACCGCCGTCCTCGGCACCCCCGCGAAGAAGAAGAAGACGGCGGGCCGCCTGTACGGCTTCTAGTCGCCCCAACGACCTACTCAGACAACGATATCCGCTCCTAGGAGGGCGTATGACCGTCCTCACCACCGCCGAGACGATGATCTCGGCGCTCGAGCAGGATCTCGACCCTGATGGTCGCCTCGGCCTCGTCGCGAACTACCTCCGCGGCGCTCACCGGCTCGCCTACATGCCCAAGGGCGCCAAGGCCGAGTTCAAGCGCACCGCCGAGAAGGCCGTCACCAACTGGCTCCCGCTCGTCTCCGACATCTACTCGGATTCTCTGCACGTCGACGGCTACCGCGCCGCGAAGGCGTCCGACAACTCGAAGGCGTGGGATTACTGGCAGGCCAACGGCCTCGACGCGCGGCAGTCCATCGCCATCCGCGGCGCGCTCGAGCATGGCGCCGCCTACGTCCTCGTCCTGCCTTCCGTGGGCTCGAGCCCGCAGATCAAGCCGCTCGCGGCGCTCCGCTCCTATGCCTTCTTCGAGGACGAGGACGACGAGTACCCCGTGTGGTTCCTCTACCGCGTCGGCAACTCCGCCCTCGGCGACGGCCGGCTCTATGACCTGTATGACGACACCAACGTCTACCGCCTCAAGGTCCCGTCTGACTCCTCCGACGGAATGACCATCGTCGACACGTCGGCGCACAACATGCCGGTGTGTCCGGTCGTGCGCTTCCGCAACCGCCTCGACGGCGAGGCCGTCGGCATCATCGCGCCGCTCATCACCTTGCAGGACCGTGTAAACGAGATCGTCTTCACGCTGATGATCGCGTTGCAGTACGCCTCATTCCGTCAGCGTTGGGCCACCGGCCTCGTCGTCCCGACCGTCCCCGTCCTCGACGATGACGGCAACGAGACCGGCGAGGAGCGGCCCATCGAGCCCTTCGAGTCCGCCGTCAATCGCCTATGGGTGAGCGACTCGACTGATACCTCCTTCGGCGACTTCGCGCAGACGGAGACCTCGGGCCACCTCCTCGCGTACAACGACAGCGTCAAGACGCTCGCCGCTCTCGCGCAGATCTCCCCCGGCGTCCTCACGGGCGACATCGTCAACGTGTCGGCCGACGCCCTCGCGCAGATGGAGTCCTCGACTCAGCGCCGGATCGGCGCCTACGAAACGATCTTCGGCGAGGCGTGGGAGCAAGTCTTCACGCTCGCGGCTCTCGCAGCCGGCGACGCCATCGACGAGACCGCACAGGTCCGTTGGCGCGACACCGAGGCCCGTTCGCTCGAGTCCGTCGCGAAGGCCCTCAGCATCCTCGTAACCGACCTCAAGGTCCCGGCCGAGGAGGTTTGGGAGAAGATCCCGACCGCCACCGATCAGGACATCATCCGATGGAAGGCAGCCGCGTCGAAGCCCGACTCGGTCGCGCTACTCACGGAGGCACTCACGCGCAACGCGGAGTCCACCGTGGCAGCCCCCGGCGCCTTCTCCCCCGCGGCTCCACCGGCCGCGGCCTAGGAAAGGAACGCCATGCCCAACCCCACCGGCCGTAACCAGTACAGCAAGGGCTCAAAGAGTCTGAGCAGTCACGGCAAGTCCTCGCAGGACTCCGCCGCTTCCAAGGCCCGCACGAAGGCCGCGACGAAGCGCGCGCAGGCCCGCAAGAAGAAGTGACCCCGCCGAGGAGGTGAGCCACCATGACGACCCCACAAGGGCTCGCCGTGAGCGCAGCGCACGACGCCGCACAGGCTCGCCTCCTCGACCGCGGCCTCGCCGAGATCACTCTCGCGCAGTCGACCCTCTTCGACATCAACGACCTCGACAACGCCACGCGCTACGTCGAGGTGGCCGCCGATCTCGTCCGCGTGAACCGCGCGAAGGCCGTTTCGGTGGCGGGCGACTTCTACAACGTCCTCCGCATGGTCGAGACGGCCCGTGAGGCCAACGTGCCGGCCTATGTCGCCGTCCCGGCGCCTCCGGTCGAGCCGGCCCTTCTACGGGCCTCCATGGCCGTTACCGGCCCCGTCACAGCCAAGGCCGCCCTAGCCCGCGGCCTCACGTCGGGCGAGGCGGCGCAGCGCGCGCTCACCGCGACCCTCGGCGCCGTCACCCGGCACCTCGAGGGCGGCCCTCGAGACGTCACGCTCCTCAACTCGCGTCGCGACCCGGCCTCGAAGGGTTGGTCGAGGCAGTCGGGCGGCCGGCCGTGCGCCTTTTGCGCCATGTTGATCTCCCGCGGCCCGGTCTACTCCCGCGACTCCGTCACGTTCCGCGCTCACGATCACTGTCACTGCAAGGCCGTCGCCTTCTTCGGCCGTGACTCCGGTTGGACTCAGCAGTCGCGCGAGTTCGAGTCCCTGTGGCGTGAGTCCGACGGCACCATCGCCGGCTTCCGCAAGACGCACTCCGAGGCGTTCCCCAAGCCGGCCACCGAGGCCGCCGTGCCTCTCCCTCTCGCGGCCTAGTCCCGCGTCCCCTCACTCCGACACCGCGCTCCGCGGTCTCGGCCCTTCCGCGTGCCCAAGTGGGCGCGTCCTCCCGATGCCAAGGAGCAACGGATCACTATGAGCAGCACTCCCGACCCCGCAACCCCCGCCGCCGAGACCACGGGCAAGAGCCCCGAGTTTGACGGCGAGTTTGACGCCGAGAAGGCCACCCGCCTCGTCGAGAACCTTCGAGGAGAGGTCGCCGCCCTCAAGGCGTCCGTCGCTTCGGTCACTTCCGACCGCGACGCCTTCAAGGAGGCCGCCGAGAAGACCGGCACCGACCGCGACGAGGCCCTCGACAAGGCCGTTAAGCGCGCGGAGGCCGCCGAGCGCACGCTCGCAATCTCCAAGCACAACCTCCCCGAGGACGTACTCGAGGAGTTCGCGGATTACCTCACCGGCACGCCGGCCGAGGTCGACGCGAAGGCCGCCAAGTTGGCCGCTCGCTTCAAGACGGCCGAGGCCCCCGCGGCCCCCGTCGTCGAGGGCGAGCCCGTGGTCGAAGAGGGCGAGCCCGCTCCTGTCGTCCCCGAACGTCCGCGGCCGGCCCTCACCCCCGGTCACGGCGGCGAGCCCACCCCGGCGTTCGACGCCGTCGCCATCGCGAAGGCCGCCCGTCGCGTCTGATCCGCCCCCATCCGTTTGATCCATTCTCCCGCAAAGGAATCCATCCATCATGGCTGGCACCGCTAACGCTCTCTACACCCCGACTCAGGTCGCCAAGGTCACCGCCGCGCTCGTCGCGGAGGAGGCTTACCTCTCCGCGCTCGTCTCGCGCAACTTCGAGAACGACCTCCTCGGCGGAGGCGGCAAGGGCCGCACCGTCAACATCAAGGTCCCGACCGCCCTCGTCGCTCGCGCGCGTGGCATCGACGACACGACCAACGCCATCGTCCTCGACTACATCAACGAGACGACCGTCCCGCTGACGCTGGGGACGCACGCCTACTCCGCCGTGGGTCTGTCCGAGGGCGATATGTCCCTCGACCTGTCCGACTTCTCGGCGCAGATCCTCGCCCCGCAGGCGAGCGCCGTCTCGTCCTACATCGAGGACATGGTCCGCGCGGCCCTGCTCGCCGAGTCGAACGACTCGACCCTCGCCGGCAAGTGGAACCAGTCGAACCCGGTGACCTTCTTCACCGCGCTCCGCAAGGTCCTCCGCTCCAAGGGCCTCCCGGCCTCGAGCCTCAAGGTCGTCGTGGGCACCGGCGTCTACGCCGCCGCGCTGGACGCGAACCTCATCACGGACGCCTCGCAGTCCGGGTCCACCTCGGCCCTCCGCGACGGCCAGATCGGTCGCCTCCGCGGCTTCGACATCGTCGAGGACGCCACCGTGCCGGACAACTTCGTCGCCGCGTTCCACCGTGACGCCTACACCCTCGCGGTGCGCGCTCCGAAGACGCCCGAGGGCGCGACCTTCGGGACGACCGTGACCGACCACGGCTTCAACCTCCGGTACATGCGCGACTACGACGCGAAGTACACGCAGGACCGCTCCATCGTGAGCACCTTCGCCGGCATCGCCAAGATGCCGCTCTACAAGGTGACCCGCACGCAGCCCATCGGCGAAGAGGGCGACGTCATCTCGGTCGACAACGCGGGCGACAAGGACGCCGTCGTCGAGACGGCCACCTACGTCGCGGGCTCCGCGACCGTGTCCACCGTTGCGGGCGGCGCCGTCGTGCGCGCGAACGTGACCCTCGTCTGAGAGTAGGAGATCCCATGACTTCGCCCTTGCTCGTCACCGCGCTCGACCTCGCGGCCAACCTCGGCCCGTTCGACGCCGCGGAGACGACTCGCGCGGAGTCGCTCCTCTCCGACGCATCCGATCTCGCTCGCGAGATTGGGTCCGCCCGGTGGACGGAGGTCGGTGGCGCTTACCCCGCCCCGGTCTCCGTCCGCCTCGCGGTCAAGAGGGCCGCGACCCGCGCCTTCACCGAAGACGCCGACGGTTACTCGCAGGAGTCCCTCGGCGAATGGTCGGGCTCGAGGAAGACGGGCGCGCTCGACGAGTCGGGCGTCTTCTTCACCGTCAAGGAGACCGCGACCCTCAAGGCCGCCGCGGGCAAGCCTGTCGGCGGCTACTCCGTTCGGACGCCGTCGGCCTATGAGTCCCTCGAGGGCTCGACCGCCTACGCGCCCGTGGCGGGCCACTCTCCGGTCCCGTGGCTCGAGGTGAGCCCATGAGGCGCCTCCCCCACCGCGCGGCCCTCCTGACCCCCTCCAAGGTCGTCGACGGCTATGGCGACGAGGTCGCCGGCCCGCTCGCGGTGCATGGCGACCCGTTCCCGGCGTGGCTACAGACGGAGACCTCGACCGAGGCCACCGCCGACGGCTCCGTCGTGGTCGTGACTCGCAAGCGTTTACACGTCTTCTACCCCGGCCCGTCGCTGTCCAACGACGACGTCGTCGAGGTGGCCGGCGTCCGCTACCGCGTCAAGGGCGACCTCATCGCGAACGTCAACCCTCGAGGGCGTGGCCGCTTCGCGGTCGTCGACCTCGACAACGTCACTCGAGGAGGTAGGTGATGGCGAAGCGCATCACGCTCGACCACGCCGGCATGGCCGCCCTCCTCAAGTCGCAGGGCGTCGCCTCCGAGATCTCCTCGAGGGCCGACGCTGTCGCCGCCGCGGTCGCGGCCTCTCCCGAGATCGTCCGGAACGATATGCCGG